AATCCTATAATTTAAATTAAACCACCAAAGTTAAAGTTGATATCTGGCGTGATACCGAACCTTTCATCCTTCACTTTCACCCAGTTGACGTACGAGAACGTCACTGTCGCATCTACCATACCATCTTGATCGTCACTTAGTTGGATGGTTGACATGCTAGTAGGGAAGGCGTCTAACAACTTAACTGTATATATTGATTCACCAAGTATGTCGAAGTTGATATCGAGTGGACCTAAATCGAACCCGACTCGTACCTGTGGCTTACGCAACTGGTGAATCGTAATGTCTGCGGTGTAGTCGTCATGCCACCCCACAGTTCCTTTCATCACTTTCTTTTGCTCTTTAGTTCTGGTTGAATGTCCTACCATTAGGTTCATCCAATCATCGAAGTACTTGCGCACTCCGTAGTCATTCATAAGACGAAACGTCATCGTTACATCATCGACAATGAATCCGTTCACAACCTTATGGTTGTACAGACCAATCGAACGATTCAGTGTCGTTATCTGTCGGCCAGGTAGGTTGACGTTCTTACATAGAATGTTTGCGTCACGGGTGTCTAACTTCTCTCCCTCTTTACCACCTACCTGCCCAGGCAATACGACTGCGAACTGGTTCGATACAGCCATACCACCCTTGGATATCATTTTACTCTTTAAGTCTTCTATTGATGCCATTAGATCATCTTCCTAGAATCTCGATAAACTGTATTCTTACCTGCCTTCTCGAACTGCGCAGTTGGTAAGAACGTTGCGATTTCCCACTCAGGTGGGGGTACGTACGCGAAGTCACTCTTGACGTGTTCATTCAGATAATGTTTCAAACACGGCTTGAAGTACTTCAGTTTCGAAGTACGCACTAACAACTCATAAGATGCTTTGAACTTGGTACTGTTATTAAACTTCTTATTCGTTGTGATGTCCATCAACGCATCCAACATCTGCGCACGTAACACAGGTGGTAGGTAGTGAAGGTTCAATCCAAGAAAACCACCCTTGGCTGGACCGATCACGACGACCAATGGAAACTTATCATAGTATGGTAACGTTTCTTTATGTTTCGGATCGTAGAAGAACATGTACATGTTACCCACAACTTGACTACCCTTCTGTTCGATAGGGTCTTCTTGCATCAATCGCTCACGGTTGATGCTTCTCATGCTGGAGACTTTCTTGCGGAACCATTCTCGTGATTCTTTAGTACGGGGTGTGATACCCGCACGGAACGCTTCCAGTTCCAACTTGTTGAAGATATTCGCCATGAAACTCTACTATCTTTAAAACCTAGTGTTTCTATTTATACGCGTTTTTTCTTTTTCCTAAACGGTGCGAGTTTCTTCAGTGGTTTCTTGGTGCGCATACGTTGCGTAGACTTGGGCATGATACCCATTGCGGTAAGTTCTTTCTCTGTCCAGATCTCGAAGTGGTACCCGCGATCGAGTGCATACTCCTGCGCAGCCTTCCACTTGGATTGGTTCTTGATGTAGGTGAGACCTTCGTTCAGAAGAGTCTGGCGAGACTTCCCCTGTTTACGTTGCGGCCGTTTGGTTTCTTTCTCTGGTTTGACTTCAACAAGGACGACACGACCGGAGCGAAACTTAATCACAAAGTCCATGAAGTATCGGTGTGGTTTGTTGTCGGTCTCGCAGATGTAGGGTATCACCAACTCCTCAGAGACCCACTGGACTACGTCTGAGTTCTTGTCGCACCACATCATCACGTACTTCTCCCACCCCGAACGGTAGACAATGTCGTCGACGTTGCCTGCGTACTTCTGTGGTTTGGTGGGTTTGTACTTCCCCTTATACGTTTTCATAACGTCTCATCAACAACATGCAGTTCTCCCTGTCGGTTGCAGGGTACCATACCTCTAGTTCTCGCTGATATGGGAAGTCTGGTTTGTTCAAGTAGTGATCTGCCAGTTGTCGCGGGAACTCCTCTCCAATGCATCGGACGTAATCGTCAAGAAGTATGAAGGGTGCGCCTCCCTCATTGCATAGGTTAAGGTCACTTGACATCCCGTGTGCAGTGTGGTCACCGTCCACAAATACCATGTCATATTTGGAGACTAAATCAGGTAGTAGGTCTTTTGAGTCACATGCGGTGAACTCGAACCGATCACCAAACAGACCCTTCAACTGATCTGCGTTGTGTAAGGTGTGTTCGTACTGTCCGATGTCAACCGAATGGTAGGTCAGTTCTGAGTCAAGGGACAGAAAGGTGAATGCACTGTGACCGTAGTTAAATCCAATCTCCAGTATGGTTTTCGCGCCGGAGATCTTTAACATTGCCTTGAGCACTGCGCAGGTCTGTTCACTTGGGATGATGTGTCCCTCTTTTCTACCCCAACCCTCTGTTAGGAATCTGGTCTCTTCTACTAGGTTCATTGTTTTGCGTATAAATAGTGTAACGATATTTATAGACCGAGCAACACTCATGACTGTAGACACATCTAATAACGATTCTCAATCCGCATCCAGCACTGCATCCACTGACGCACAGAATGCAAAGAAGGAGATGGAGAAGAAGAACGAACCTAACAATCCGCCACCGAAACCGAAACCTCTTTTCTATCCTCTTCACGCGGACTTGCGATACCCTGTAGAGGTCAAATTTGAGATCATGTCTCAGGAAGGTGCGCAAGTAGAAGGTCTGACGGACTTTGCGTCGGGTCTGAAGAAAAAATATGATGCATTTGTCGCTAGCGTGAAGGCGGGTGAAGCGGTAGAGTTCGAGGAACCACCAGAGAGTGATGCACCGAAGGCAAAACCGGCTGAGAGAAAGGACATATTCAAGTCAATCCACCTATACCTACCTCAAGGGTTTGCGACCAATGACGCATTACAGTATTCGAATGCAGACTTGGGACTCACGGGTGCGGTCGGTATGGACGCGTTGAACTCAGGTGGCAGTACGGTCAATGCGCTTATGTCTATGTTTAAGGCAGGGTTCGGATCGTTGACAGACGCTGCCGGTAACTCTGGGGATCTCGCGAGACTGACGGTTTCTCGTAACGCGAACGGTCTACTCAAGGGTATACTACCAGCAGAAGCAGAACTGGCGTTGACCATGTCTGCGGCAGTCACAGTCAACCCTAATACTCGTGCGATGTTCAAGGGTGTAGGTCTACGATCGTTTCAGTTCCAGTTTAAGTTCATCCCTGTCTCTCAGAAAGAGGCAGAAGAGGTAGAGGCGATCATCAAGCGATTCCGTGAACACGCATATCCAGAACCAATCAAACTAACGTCTACTGACGTTGTTGCGGGTTTCAAGTTCCCTCACCTGTTCAATATTTCACTGACTGCACACGGTAAACCTGTCGGTACGAAACTCAAGACATGCGTGTTGGAGTCAATACAAACCAACTATAACCCATCAACGATGGCATGGCACTCTGACGGTAAACCTACAGAGTACGACCTATCGTTGTCGTTCCGTGAAGAGGTCACGTTGAACGCTGAAGACGTAAGGAATGGATTCTAATGTATTTTGAAAATTTCCCAAGGTCACCGTATGAGTTTGACGTAGGAGAGGCAGTCTTTCAGGACATCACCAAGTACGCCGAGGTGATAGATCAGGTCAGAGACAACACCTCTTTCTACCAAGACTATATCATCCAACACGGTGAACGTCCAGACCACGTCGCATACAGACTATACAACAACCCACAGTATCACTGGGTACTCTACCTACTCAACCCACAGTTGCGTGAGTCAGGTTGGCCGATGTCTGATCAAGATGTCCTACTCAAGGTTAAGAAGGACTACCCACACACCGTACTGAATACAGACGACGACATCTCAATGACGTTCAGGGTGGGTCAGACAGTCACGGGTCAGAGATCCGGTGCACAGGGTACGATTGTATCAAAGAACACAGACCTAGGACAACTCGTTATTGAAACGAGTGATTCGTTCAAGAATGACGGTGCAGTCGAGTCTATCATCTCACTGGTTGGCGAAGATTACGAGAGAATCGATGCGGTCTCTGCGGTGCCTCAGTACGTCGCCACGAGACATTACCTACAGGATGGCGATGTTGTCACCTCTACCGCAGATCTCTTGCCTACGCCAAGTCCTGTCCCTGTAACATACTACGAATACTATGTCAAGTCAAATAACCAATTGAAGCAGATATCGGTGATCCGTCCAGACGCAATCAGTGCGGTCGTTTCTGCGGTCATTGAAGCGATTAGATCATGAGTGAAGTTCAAGAATCCAGCAGAATATTTGAGTTCAAGAAAGTCGAGATAATCGCTAGTTGGAATACCGAACTAAAGGTCGACGTTGCGCCCCTTATCTCTGACCTTGACATATTCGAACATATCGACAAACCGTACATGACTGGGTTGATGGCGATGGAGGATACCTCTAACATCTTCGCAGGTATGGGTCTGGGTTCGGGTGATCGTGTTGAGATCATACTGCAACGTAATGATGAATCCAAAGAGATCTTCATGGAGAGATTCTTTCGCATCGATAAGGTTGTCGAGAAGATCCGTGACGGACAGAACGAGAACTCACAGGTTGTCCTACTCCATTTGATCGAAGAACACGCCTACGAGTCACGTTTCCTGAACGTGAATAAGTCGTATTCCGGTAAGACCTACTCGATCATCAAAGACATCATCGACACCTACTGCACCGACTACACACTGTACGGGCCACCGTTCGACATTCAGGAAATGCAGGTTATCGTGCCGAACATGACGCCATTGGACGCTGCCTGTTGGATCAAGAACCGTGCAACCACTGCGGACGGGTATCCGTTCTTTCTGTTCTCTACCATGTCACATCCATTGAAAGGCCCCAAAGGTCTGATCATGATGGATCTGGATATCATGATGAAACAGAAGGTATGGAACGACGACATGCCGTACAACAACTTTGCATCGACTCAGTCTGACCGTAGTACCACTGCGCGTCGTACTATTAAGAAGTACGAACACCGATCCGGAGAGGATTTCCGTAAACTGTTAGATAAAGGACTCCTCGGCGCACGTCATAACTATCTCGATGTCACTACCATGACCACACATGAGATCGACTACGACCACGACAAAGAGATCAACCAGATGTTAAAGGAAGACGGATTCGAAGGAATGCCACTTCTGGGTGACTACTACGAAGTGCCTAACAGTAAGGTACACCAAGTCAAGGGTGGATACAAGACCATCGGTAACCGCGCTATCACATCGATCGGTGGTACTGCCGCATACAAAGACAAAGACTCGAAGGGTAAGAACACACTGAACGAACGCGAAAAACCCTCGCTCTACAAACACAAACAGATCTCGGACTCACTTAAAACGCTCCTTTCGTTTGATTCAATCGCTGCTGTCATCGACGGTTTCGATTTCGCCCATAACGGACAAAACACTATCGGCACCATTCATCAATTCATGTTCATGTCAACTCAACCTGATCCAGATACGATCCTAGAACAGTTCGATAGAAACCTTACAGGTAACTACCTTATCTACGCCGCAAAACACTCCTTCAAGAAAGAAGGATATGACGTAACACTCACTGCAACCAAACTGACTCATGGTGAAACCAAATGATACCTAAACAATTCATTGAATACTATGGAGACCAGACACGATGGTTCCTTGGAGAGGTTGTCAATGTAAAGGATGATCCACTCCAGATAGGACGTGTTCGCGTAAAAATTTTTGGAGTCTATGACGAAATCGAAGAAGAAGACCTACCGTGGGCACAGATCGTGGTTCCTACCATTACAGGTGTCAACTCCTATGGTGATAACCCAGTAGGACAGTACCTTGGTTTGTTAGTGGGTACTCACGTATTCGGTATGTTTCTGGATGGTAAGGATTCACAACTCCCTCTCGTGTTAGGGTCAATACCGAAAAAAGGCAATAATAATCAACGCGCTACAGAGAACTACCCGCATAATAAGATCTATCAAACCGAACAGGGACACTTCAAAGAGTACGATGACACACCTGAGAACACACGCATTAGAGAACAACACATGTCAGGTACATACACCGAAATGGAACATGACGGGAGTATGCGCACAGAGGTTCAGAAAGACCAGTATATACGCGTTATCGGTGATGCAAAGATCGAAGTAGGTTCTGACGGTTCAGGGAATCGCGCTAACCTTACCATAAGAGGTGACTGCAATATCACAGTGACAGGGGACGCGAAGATCACTGCGAAGAACGTTTCAGTAACAGGTACAGACACCGTCACGGTACGCGGTGGTAACGGAGTTCGTCTGGGATGACATCCATTACGATACCTCTGCCGTGTCCTGAAGGGGGACTACCGACCAAGGCAGATCTCACTAACATGTTCAACGAGATCATTGCGATCCCGTCTGACATACAGGCGAAACTCGACGAACTGAAACAGCAGGTTGCGACGGACACTGAGGAGACCTTAGACCGTATCCGTAATCTGGAAGAAGAGATTGCGGTGAAGGCGGGAGAGGAACGTGCGAGACTGGAGGCAGACCTAGAGGCACTGAAGAATGGAGAAGACCCATTAGGTATTGTATCAGAGATTGAAGGAAAGATCAAGGAAGTCGAGGATGCGATTGATGATGTTGCGACATTCTTTGAACCGTATTGGGAGAAGGGTAAGACAGTACGTCAACTAGAGAAGGAAGCAGAGGACGCCTTTACGGAACTCGTACAGGAGTTTCATATCTTTATTCCTGTCAAGATGATGGAGATGATCAGTAAGGTTATCCCTGTAGAGTTTGCTGTTCCTGTGATGGGATTGTCTATTGATGTACTACGACTCATAAGTGAACCGTCTTATCAGGAAGAACTCAAGGCGCAGATCTCTGGGTGGACAGAAGAGTATACCACAAAACTAGAGACATTGCAAGCAGATCTTGAGAGCGGCAAACTCGAACAGGATGCGTATGACTCGGCACTAGGTCGTCTCGAAGATGAGAAGGCGAAAATACTTGACAAGTTCTATATGCTCGTTCCTGAACAGTATAGACTACACGATGGAGAGTTCGGTGTCAAGTGTGAGGAATGGAAGGCGAAACTCACGTGGTCTTATATTAAAAACGAGATCATGGAATGGTGCACGATGTCACTGTTCAAACTGTTCGATAAACTGATCGGTAAGTTCAAGGAGATCTGGGACGCATTAGGTCTGCCCGATCTACCTGTCCCATTGTCTTTTGATATGGCAGAATGGGTACGTGCAATCATAGACGCAGTTGTAGAGAAGTATACGGAAGAACAGAACCGCATACTGGGCGACCTAGAGAAACTACAGAACCTTGACGTAGAACAGGAACTGAAGGATGCAGAACAGGACGCTAAGGATAAGATAACACAGTTAGAGGAAGATGTCAAGAACTTTGATGCACAAACTGAGTTAGAGAACGAACTGAACCAGATAGGTCTTGACATGATCGATGAGATCCTAGAGACCAGTATACCATTACCTGCACCCTTTGACATCACCCTTATGGAAGTGTTCGGGGGAGAGATAGAAGGAAAGGTCACGTGTCTGGAAGAACGTATTAATCAGATCGTCACTGCGGCACGTGACTGGAAGATCATTACCATGAAGGAACTGTTCAACATCTGGTTACGCAAGATCAAGAAGTTCCTTAACGCCATCGGTCTGGGGAAACTACTGGACTTCTTAGACCTTACACTGTGTGATGTCATGGAACTGGTGGGGTTACCTCTGGAGATAGAGATACCCCTGCCAGACCTGTCCGTTATAGGACTACCCCCCCTGCTTATGGGGGAGAAAAAGGAGTCCCATAGAGAAGGGGGGTTTACACTCCCGAGCATCGATGACATCCAAATACCCGACACAGAAAATATGACCGAAGAAGAATTCCAAGAATTCCTTGATGGTCTGATATAAATAGAACAAAAAGAGTGCGACCACTATGACAACAGTATTCCCATACGGCGAAGGCGACCTGAACAAACGACCGATCACCACATCGGTAAAACGTTTGAGTTCAGATCTCGACCTTTCCTTTACTGCAACTCCGCGCGGAGGTCTCTATAAGAAGACTTCGGCTGCAGCGGTGAAGCAGTCTATACGTAAACTGTTGTTAACGAATCGTGGGGATGTTCCGTTTCAACCATTGTTAGGTGCAGACCTAAACAATATTCTATTTGAACTATCTACTATGATATCCGAAGAGGACATCCGTTCGCTCGTTACAGAAACCATACGACGTTATGAACCACGCGTTGGAGACATTAAAGTGTTTGCAGATCTACAGGAAGACGCGAACACAGTAACCATATACATCGTATTTCAGATTATAGAAAACTTACAAGTAGAAGAGATGCAAGTAACAATCTCTAGGGTGCGATAAATGACAG